TGGCTGCTTTTGATGCCATAACCGCCGCCACTTCCGAATTATCGCTATACCCCGGAGCACCGATCATGCCAGGAACAACGCCCAACTTGGTAAAGATGGTATTGATGACTTCCAGTCCTTTTTCTTTACCGGTGGAAGAATCAATACCTCCGATAATATCCGCCGTAGTTACTTTTGACGGATCAATCTTGTCATAGGCGACAGTGATAGACGTATCACCATAATGGCTGCTGTTAGCAACCAGTGTAATAATCACTGTTCCACTATCGTCAAAGGCTGCCGTGTAGTCTGTATCTGCCTGTAATTTGACAGATGCATCAGTTGACTTAACAACCAGTGTGTCTAATAGTACATCTTCTTTGATGATGGCCGTATGGTCTGTAACAGTGATCTTTGTCTCCGATACAGATGTTTTGTGTTTCGTTTTATCCAGTACGTTAATAAATATTACCGGAGACACCCCGTATAGAGAGAAAAATGTATAAATTGCTTCTGCAATATTATATTTTTCAAAGTCCGGTTTATACCCGAATGCTGCTACTGCTTCTGCCATCTGATGGCAGAGTACCGGCGTATTCGGCTCTGCTGGATCCGTTGCTAAGTTAATCGGCGCTGTACCGACAATGACCGGCAGACATCCCTCTGTATTCACTGCCGGCTTTATCGCTGTAGCCCGTTCAAAGGTTTTAATACCGTGATAATAACTCATCAGTTAAGCTCCCTTCTGACGGATAATCCGTCATTATAAAACTTGTTATATACCGTCCCCCTGGTTTCAATGGTAGACATTACATCACTCAATTTTGACACAGGGACGAATAGCCGGCTTAGCCGGATTTTCTGTTCTTCCTGCACAATATCCGGGAATTCAGGGATTCCTCCGATATACACCTGGTATTGCGTAAGCCCCAGCTTGGGAATATTTGGCCCCACATAAGACAGGGGCCCTTCTGTTTTTTTCACGGAATCCTCTGTTTTTGTTGATTTTGAAGTTGCCATATAGACCTCCTTACTCATACAAAAAGGGCATCTTCTGGAAATCATCCAGGTGCCCTACATAATAATCTACTTCGATGTACCCACTGTAATACGGCCGGTTGGGATCATTGTCTATTCCCCATTTCAGCGGTTTTTTCAGTGGGAATTTCTTACCAACGGTGCCCGTTGTCAACAAAATCTGCCGGATATGCTCTATCAGATTGACTATCCCAAGATAACCGGATTCCGGTGATTCATCGCGTACACACGCCACAATAATACATTTGGCCGTGCTGTTATCTACGCCATCCTCTCCCGATACCGGGCGTACCACGATATACGGGGCTACATCTCCACTCCCTGGGCGTTTATCGTCCAGGTAATAGGTATAAGTTTTAATTGCTCTTGTATCCCCGGCAGAATCCGTATAAGTGTAGTCCACTAGCTTTTCATCCAGTAATTCTTTGATAACATTTGCCAACATGACAGGCGTCATAACATTCCCTCCTTATTTACCTACAATTCGGGCGAGTTGCCGGTTCAATTCTCTATTGAGCTTTTCTGATGTTGATTTTTCCAATTCACGTTGGATTTCTTCATTTTTCAGCATAGACGGCACAGACGGTCCGAATAATTTTCGGATGGGATATCTTGTTTCTTTCTTTCTTTCAAATACGCCAACACTGTCGCCTTTACCAATTGCCATGACAAATGCTCTGTCTAATGTTGCCCCACCACCTGAACGTTTTACCTGCACGCGGATCTTTTTATTTTTACGGCCTTTATGCTGTACTTTCTTGGGCGATATTTTAAAATGCGCCAGAGAATTGGGATTTCCCACACTTGTGATCTGTGCTTTTAAGCTATTTATCGCTGCTTTCTTTGTTATGCTGATCGTTTTCCTGGCTTTTCCGACCCCGATAAAATACTCTCTAGCCGCTTCTCTTGCCATTTGCGTGCGGGCAGAAAGAGCAATTTTATTGACACTCATGCTAATCGCCTTTTGAATATTTTTCGGAGTATCATTCATCGTCTTGATAACCAACGCAGCACCTTCGCACCGCACGTCAATAGCAATCATGTTTCATTCACCGCCCACGTGATTGTCAATATACCTTCGTCGTCTTTGCAGAGTACTACTTGACCGTATTTCCCATCTAACCGGAACGTATCCCCCGTTTCTGGAACATACGGCAAATCGGATTTCTTGACATTAATGATGCAGCCGCTGCCATACATAGCGTCTGTGTATTTAGCAGCGGTTGCGGTCTCAGTTGTTAAATCATCGTTAATGACAACCTCTTGTACTACAGCGACACACTCTAATCCGTTCAGTTTATGCTTTTCGGCAAATTCCTGCTCATTCAGGAATACATTCTTGTTATCTGCGGCTATATAGTCCTTAAAAGAACTCATTTTTTTACAGCCGCTTCAAAATCCACACTCGGAAGCTCCGCGTCTTTCTTGACAGTGCTCTTCTGTGTCCGCTTGGAAGATGTCTTCTTTGTCGCTGTCTTTTTCGCGGTCGATTTTGTTATCTGTTTTTCTTCATCTATATTTTCCGTATCGTCCTCCGGTTCTGTATCATCCTCCGGTTCTGTATCATCCTCCGGTTCTATGACGACAGGTTCCTCGCACGCTTCAAAATCTTCAGATTCCAGCAGCCTCTCAGCTACTTCATCTTCCAGTTCCAGCACATCACCTTTTCGGAAGATATTGCCGTAAGCTGACAGCATTCCCCTTTTTACAAGAATATACATAACGTACCTCCTTATTAGCCTTTTGTTTTAATGACCGCCCAGTCATTGACAGTTTCAGGTGCCAGTACGCAGCGGGAATACATAGAGAGTGCCACAGTTTGTGATTCTTTGTTTCCGTCATAATACGGAACATAAGGAGACGCGAAGGTATTATATCCGGTACCTTGATCATTGACCAATGTCACCGCACCATGAAGCTGTCGTCCTCTTCCGGGTACAGCGATAATGCAATCATCATCACCGATAAACGGTTTAACCTTATCGTCATCATCAAGATAAGTTTCTCCATAGGTGTATACTTCCAGGTTTAATGCGGAAATCATCCCTACGCGGGTCACCTGCGGAGAAGTAATCCTCGGAGCAAAAGAGAACAAAGCCAAATTATCGCGAGACGGAATAGCCAACCATTTCATTATCTCGTCATTACTAATCATGTACTGGAATACATTTTTCCCAATAACCATAACGGTGGGAACAACGCCGGCATTCTGCTGGATTTCGGCAGACATATTCCCGATATCGGTATAAATCCCGGCTCCCGCCTGATTCCAAGTTTTAGCAGGAGTCAATTTCTGCTCGAATCCATAATCGATGGTATCAAGGAGTTCCGTCTTTCCGTCATCGGCAAACCCATGAATTTCACATTTACCGGCGGTAAGAATGTCCGCCGCCATTTTATTTTTACGATTGATAATCATATTCTGCAGGTCTATCAAGTCATAAGCCTGCATGTTTGCCGCTCTCTCAGCTGGACTGGTAGAAGAATAAACTCCTTCCCCGAATCCTCTCTCATTGATGATATCCGGGTCAATAACACGACGCGGTCCCATCATCGGTGCTTTATAGAACTGAGATTCCATCGCGTCACGTTTCACGTTGATTCCTTTTGTGCCGCGTGTAATAAATGGCGCTAGTCTGCGCGCTCCTTTCTTATACTGCACTTCAATCACAGTAGTCATTGCAGTTTCCGGTACGCGCGGGAAAAATGTATCGAGAAGAAACGAAGCGGGCGGGGTCATCCGTTCTACCGCTCCGATAAGTGAAATCGTATCTTTATAATCAATAGCCATTATATAAACCCTCCTTATTTCAATGCTGTTACATAAATATTTTTATCACGAAGTTCTTCTTCATGAGATTCCACGGTATCTCCATCGGCCACAATCAGCTTTTCACGATTAAACCGACCGGAAACATATACGGTTACAACAGTCGCCTTTTCGTCAACGTCTTGCGCCAGAATGCAATCTGCCGCTCCACCTTTGACTGTAGCGGCCGCCTTTCCCGCCGTCGTAGTCATAAGTGTGCCTTTTTTCAGTGCCGCGGGAGTGGTCACCTCCACATTTTTAGTAAGCAGAGCAATTTCCGGCCCGCCGATAATCCCGTTATTTTCTAAAATCTCTTTTTCATATAAAGCCATTACTTATTCCCCCTCATCTTATTTGCACGATTAACAATATCGTTAATATTGGCTTCTAATTTCTGCTTTTCATCATCTTCCGGTGTGTGCTTCGGCGTAGGTCTTACCCCGTCAGCACCGGATTCCACATTGTCTTGAATAATTTTCATGATTGCCCGAAGTTTTTCATCCGGCTTATCCTCGACTTTTACTGCAAGAACAGAATCCACAATGGGCTTTACCGTTTCAGCCTTCATTCCATCCAATTTCTTACAACTGTCAATAATCGCCTCTACAAAAGGATTCTTATCTTCCGCTCTTAAAGCGTCAAGATCGGCGATGCGCCGTCGTTCCTCCGCGATTTTGGGATCTTCGGATTTATCCTCCTTTACCCCTAAAATTGCTTTAATTTTTGAAAGCATTTCGTTTTCCTTCATAGGTTCCCCTTTCTTTCTTTGAATAATATTCCTGATTTTCTCCTGATTTTCACCAGTGGTAGGTAAGGAAACAGAATTCACAATCAACATGCCGCTTTTTATGGTAGATTCAACATCAAAATCAGTATCGATTTTGTCTATAAATCCCCATGCAAGGGCTTCTTCCGCGCTCATCCATGTCTCCTCATCCATTGCGCGGCTGATGTCTTCAGAGGACATAGCTGTTCCACACTTCTTCTCATAGACATTTGTGATGGTTTTCTTTACCGCATTCAGTGCATTCCCCATTTTTACCAAATCCGATGCGTCATAGGCATCCATCAGAAAGGCATGAGGATTGTGAATCATATAAAGAGCATTATCCGGCATAGCCACCTGATTCCCCGCGCAAGCGATGACGGTTGCCGCGCTGGCGCAGATGCCGTCAATATGAACTGTGACATCACCGGAGTAGGCTTTCAGCAGATTGTAAATTGCCTGCGCCGCGAATACATCACCGCCGGGACTGTTAATGCGAACAACAAGATTTTTTCCGCCGCATGCTTCTAAATCATCAGCAAATTGTTTCGCCGTTACCTCATCGCCCCACCATGTCCGATCGGAAATTTCTCCATACAATAACAATTCGGCGCTCTCATTGATTGATTCGTTTCTTATTTCCCAGAATTTCTTTTTACTCATCTTCTTTCTCACCGCCTTTCCCGGCTAATACTTGAGGATCACCCATATTTAAGCCGTAACCATCAATCAGCTGCTTTTCGTAGGCAAGCTGTTCCAGGTTTTCTTCCAAATCCGTACCCGTCATCTCTGCAGCTTCCCGCTCCCGGGTACTTAGACCATATGTAGTACGGAGTGCACTCCCGTTAATATCTTTGACGGGGTCAAGGATGCTCATTGTCGGTCCGAACCAGTCAGCTGTACACCATGACTTTCGAATTAGCGGATCCTCAAAAAAGCCCGGTGCTTCAATACGCCCGATGGCGACAGCTTCCTCAAGCCATACTTCGTATACGGGCTGACAGAAATCGCTGGCAAACCATTTACGTCGCAGCTTATATTCTTCCCAAGCCTGCAACAGTGCCGCCCTTGATGCGGAATATGAAGATGTAAATGATTTCAGCAGCACTTCATACGGTTGCCCGATAGCCGCTGCTATTTGTTTGATAAGCTGCGTCACAAACGGTTCAAATGTACTTTGACTGTTTGACGCATCAATGGATTTGACGTCCACTCCTCTCGGCAGGGCGTTCATGGTTCCTGGCGCAAGCCCGTATTCGCTTACATCCACAACCGGCGCCATCGGGTCATCTTTATCATGTGTCCCCAAGATATTATCCAAGTCGGAGCTTCCCGCCTGGCTGGTAAAAAATAAGGCAAAAAAGGACTTGATGATGGCCGACGTCAATTCTGCCGTTGTATATCTTGATACCTGTTTCAACGTCTCCAGTACTGGCGCCAGATAAGGTACACCTCTGTACTGTTCCGCCCTAGTATCATGACAGACCTGCAGAATATTGGGCACTCCTGTTCGTTTCCCGAATGCCTCCACACGAACCCATTCTGCTATCCTGAAATCCGTCGGATCGTTAGGAACCTTGTTGCTTATCCAAAAGGCGACGATTTCCCCGTCGGTAGCAATCTCAACGCCATTTACAATCCGGTTGCCATTGGGCGCTTTCATTTCCACTGCATAGGCACTGGTAGCCGACACATATCCCTGATTAATGGGGTTTGAAACTCTATTGGCTTCTAATAGCTGGATCCTTAATGAATACGGCATGTCAAACGTCGGATTTTTCCGCCGGAAAAGCGAAAAAGAATCTCCATCCGTCAGATATGTCGAGTAGGCGATGAATTGTAAATCATAAAAATTGTTTCTCCGGTAAAGATCACAATTCTTAGATGCAGCCCACAGATCAAACTCGCGTGAGGTCTTTCTTGCCCATTCTCTGCCCGCTTTCGCATCTAACCCTAAGAATTTATATGGGATTCTGGGAAATAACCGTAAGCCATCTCCTACCGCATGAACAACGGAGCTGTTAATAGCTGCTGCACCCACTGGGGTATTAATGACCTGATCGGCAGAACGACCTCTGAGAGATCGTAGATTTGCATCGATATCTGCCTTTGCGCTGGATCGTTCGGGATTCCACGCCTTGAGAATATTACTTGTACGACTGGCCCCGCCTTCGGAATATCCTGTATTTCTGAACCGGACTGATTTGCGCAATGTAGGTGCTCTAATCCTGTTTTTTTGTGTTCTTTCTTCGTGCATCAAATATCCTCCTTATCCGAAAAAGACAACTCTTTTTCTTGACCCCGCTGATACGCGTTCGTCCTCATCCAAAGTCGCACCATCCGCCAGTAAATCATCAATGGCTTTTCGTATAGTTGCCAGATTTGCTCTTGTCAGCGTTCGGTTACCGATTGTATAAGACTGCCCACTTAAAACCGCCTTTTCAGCTTCTAAATACAATTTCAGGCGTTCGTTTTGTAGTCTGCTCATTCCATTTCTCCAATCAAAAAGCACCCTTTCGAGTGCTTTTACCAAATATTTACCTGTCTTTTAGCTCTATATACTGCCTTTTTCTTTTGCGGTTTTGCCACCGCTCTTTTAACCTCGGTTTCTGACATTCCGTTAACCAGCATCTCCAGTTTAACCCAGTCGGGCTTCAAAGATTTCATACATGCCAGGTTGTAATTTCTAAGATCCAGCGGTTCGTTCCGGACATTCTTGGTCGTTTCCCAGACTTCCCGGAGTACACCGTTTCTTTTATAGACCTTTTTATGCTCTGAGATAATGCCCTTGAAATACAGATCGTCATAGCCTCGGTTAGATAATTCTTTTATCCCTTCATCCTGCGGGAAATGGAAATACAGAGGTCCCGGACTATTTATAGATAATCTGTCCATAATCTGCTGCTTGCCATCATCGACTCCTAAGAGTATCAGTGGTGCCTTAGCGTTATTTGCCTTGGCAATTTTATAAATCAAAGGAATACCGGGACCGCCGCGGCCCTTGATTGCAAATCGCTGTTTGTGAAAATTCTTTTGACAGTAATTATAGACGTCAGACGTATAATGCCCGCCGGAATCAATAAATGTTCTAACTACTTTCAGTCCTTTTCCGTCAGCAAATTGATAAGTTTTGTCTAAAATGTTATCTATCTCTTTCCATGTTCGGGCTTGGTTCGGCGCCCCTAATACAATACCTTTACGGATTCCCCAGCATTCTTCTTCCTTGCCCCAACCAACTACTTCATATTCAAGTCGGTTATCCTGCGTATCGATTGCTGCTGTTAAAAGTAATACTCCATTGGGCAGCTCGGCACCATAAGATTCTCTACGCCGTAAAAATATCTGTTCATCTTCAAAAGCTCCTTTTTGTTTATAGGATTCCCCGAATACTGTATTTGTAATTACCTTTTCACGTTCCGGATCTCCTTTAGCCTCGAGCCATTCTCTCATGATTTTTGACCAAGTCATCCAGGGGGAGGTAAATCCATTCACAAAAAAAGAACGAATTCCATTTTTTAGTGCGTCTTTATTCCGGCTGATATATTTCTGCGGGGTCTGTTTCATTTCCTTTTCTGAAAAAGAAAACCCGCAATGCGGACATCTCCATTTCACATCATTAACGATAACCGTTTTCTTACCACTCGGTGTTTTGATTTCTTTATAATCCACGGTCATGTCTATATGTCGCAGTAAATGGTACTCTCCGCAGTTGGGGCACTTATGCTGCCATTCCTCCTGCGTGCCGGCAAGGTATTCCTCATCAATCCGAGATGTGCCTTCATTCGTAGGCGTTGAAAACAATCCCATGCAGGAATTCCAGAACGTTGTCATACGCTTGGCTGCCAGATCCACTGGATCTCCTTCCGTTCCTGCCGAGTCCGGAAACCTGTCTACTTCATCGGCAAGCAGGATCCGTATCGGACGAGATGCCAGTCCCGCCGGACTGTTCGCCCCGCACATGATAAGACGCCCGCCCGGAAAAACCTTAGAAAGGATTGTATTGTTGGCATCCCGGGATTTCACATCGTAGAAAAGATTATTCAGCACTTTTGTATCCCTAATCATCGGCGCGATACGCGTCTTGGAATAATCCTGCGCCATATCAATGGTAGGCTGGATCATCATGATGGCGCAGGGGTCTAAATGAGCGAATCTTCCGATAACGTTGTTCATCATGTCAGATTTGCCGATTTGTGACGATGATTTTACAACTACTCTATGGATACCCGGTTCCGTAAAAGCGTTCATAATGTCTTTTTGATACGGCGCTCGTGATGTTTTCCATTTTCCCGGCTCTGCGGAAATGCCAGATGATAGCATTCTGTAATTATCCGCCCATTGAGAGACGGATGTCTTTGGCAGCGGTTTTAAACCGTTTTTTGATATATATTGCCAAAGTTCACGAGCTGTCTTCATCGTCTTCCCCCACATCTATTTCGTCGATAGCAAACATTTCGGGATCATACTCGGATAATTCAAGCAGTTTTTCTTCAATTTCTTTAGAAAGAATCTCGTATATTTTCTCTTTTTTCAAATCTTCAAGTACAGGCGCCAACTTTGACGGCAGCCCCAGAAGCTGGGTGCGTAAATTTGAAAGCATTTCTGTCAGAACCAGTTCAACAGTCCGTGCATCATAAGCACTTCTTTGCATTTTCGCCAGTTTCAGCTCTGCAATTTCTCTTTTCGTCTTTTCATGCAACGCTCTTTCTTTTTGGAAATCTATATCATCGGGGTTTTCTGAATTGGCCTTTAACTTGTAATAATTCTTTAGACTTTCGATGACCAAAACGGAATTATTTTTATCTCGCAAAATCACATTTTCCGATATGAGCTGAGATACTCTTTGTTGCGATACTCCTATCGCAAGCGCCAACTCTGACTGTGTAGTTGTCAGCAGTCTTAAATTCTTGGAGACTTTCAAATTTTCACCTCTATTCATCACGATATTAACTAACAAGGGCAAATTAAAAATTGTAGCTAAAATGTTTTCGGGCTGTCGGAGCACCTCAATACGCGAAACGCTCTGGAAGAACCTATCCAAAATAAGAAAATACCAATCGGGCAATAAAAAACCGCCCTTTTAGGCGGTTATAAATCTAAATCAATTACACTGTTTTTGCTACCAGTGCTTCTTGAAGAACCTTAGAGAAATTTACACCTTTATCCAAAGCACGCTGATTAAGCCATGCCGGAATAGTCAATGTCTTTTTGACGGATTTAGTATTTTTAGCCAAATCCACATCCGATTGAATCAATGTCGCAAAAGCATTTTTCTCCAGTTTTTTTATTTCTTTTATATCTGTCGGAACCGGCGGTTGCGTTCCGTCTTCAAGCAAGCCTAACACATATAACTCCATCGCCTCTGCGGCACCGGTCAAAATTTCCTCCACAGAATCTCCATAAGTAGTGCATCCTTCCAAATCGGGGAACTCTGCCCATATACCGTCAGAATCTTCATGTATAATCGCCGGATAAATAAATAACATCGTCATTACCTCCTTTTAGAATACGCAACAGGGCTTATTTCAGCCCCGTACGCTTAAGTATGGCATTCAGCAGTCCTATAGGCATGTCCTTGCCATGAACAGCTATAACCTCTACTTTGTCGCCCTTGATAAGCCTGTGATGACTTCCGCGCTGTCTTACGTCTTGCCATCCGTTTTTCAAAAGCAATTTCAGTAAATCTTTGTCCTTCATTCTGCCATACCTCCTTTGTTGATTTTATTATAGCACGTATACACGTATAAATCAATATCTAAAAGGAAGTTTTTTAATAAAAAACCGCCCTTTTCGGACGGCTATGATTTACAGAACCCGTATACATTCAAGTACACAGGCTCTTAACTAAGGAGGAAAATATTTCTCAATATTTTCACACTACCATAATAACACCTTTTTTAGTGACATTTAATGACATTTAGTGACATCTTTTCAAGAATTTGTAATCCCTCCCCGTGCAAGCGGTATACATGCCTCAAAGCATAGCCCGTGTCTACTGCTATTTGTTCCCACGAATGCGTGAGTATGTAGTATCTATATAAAACGCATCTGATATTTTCATCCTCCACTTTGCTGATTAAAAATTTCGCTTTATTTCGCCGGTCTATCAATTCATCCCAAGCAGCATTAACCTTTGCCGCCTGCTGTTCTATTTTGGCTACTATTTCATCAAGAGTAACCAAATGATTCGCTTGTATTTTGTCTCCCAGCCGGGGGCTTGATATGCTGTATGCCCTACGCCTGAGATCTTCCAGTTCCTGTTCATAGGCCCTGAGAAGATTATCCTGACTTCTAACCAATCTCAAGAATTCTTTAACCGTCATTATTCCTCCTGTCCGCCACGCATAGAGCTACAGCTATAATACCAACAGCGGCGCCAATCCACGCCCCAATTACAAAAATCAAAATCTCTGTCATTGTTGCCTCCTATACTTATCTACTCTGGCTTTCAAGCTATCCATTACGTACTGCTGCGCCGCATCTTTCATGAGTAACGCCCTAGCCAAATCCTCATCACGAGTACCCTCACAGATCAACTGATGAACAATGACTCTATTTTTTTGACCTTGCCTATGTAATCGCTTATTAGCCTGCTGATATAATTCCAGAGACCAGTTCAATCCAAACCAAACAACATGGTTTCCGCCGTCCTGAAGATTTAAACCATAAGCCGTACTAGCGGGATGGGCCAGTAAAATATCCACCTTGCCCGCGTTCCAATCCAGCTCGTCCGCTGAAGTCTGTAATTGACGTACATGTAAATTGGTTTTCTGCAATGCAGCTCTTAGACGATCTAAGTCATGCCGGAAGTTATAAAACACGATCGCATGCTTCCCGTTAAGCTGTTCTATCAACTCCATAAAGGCCTCTATCTTATCATTATGAATCTCTTGCCAGCCGCCATCGTCTGTGTATACAGCTCCATTAGCCAGCTGCTGCAGTTTATTGGACAGTGCTGCCGCACTGGTAACATCAAGTACGTGGTCATCGCCTAAATCTAAAACCATTTTTTTCTCCAGCTCGTTATAATCTCTTTGTGCTTTAGCGCTAAGGGCTATCGGAACATCGTGATAAACAATTTCCGGCAACTCTAGATAATCTTCTGACTTCATCGACACACAGATATCGGAAATGGCATCCATAATTGCTTTTTCGGCTCCTTCTTTCGGATCGTATGAGTACACCACTTCGCGGCACCGCCGCCCGGGCTCAAAGTATCGTTCCCGGAAATGCGTAAAATATTTACCCAATCGTTCACCTTGATCCAAAAGATACACCTGACTCCATAAATCTGATAACCCATTCGGGCTAGGAGTGCCTGTCAAGCCCACCAAACGAGTAATATGACTCCTGATAGCCGCTAAGGCCTTAAATCGCTTTGCACGATGGTTTTTGAAGCTACTCATTTCATCGGCTACCACCATGTCAAAAGGCCAGTCGTTTTTATAGTAATCCACCCCCCAGCCACACCACATTTTCCCGATTAATAATATAAACATCCGCTGGCGTATGTAATGCCCGAATACGTTTAGATGTGCTGCCGAGTACAGTGGAAATCCTTAAATGGCTTACGTTGTCCCATTTTGCCGCCTCGCGCTGCCACGTTGCCTCGGCTACCTTTTTCGGGGCTATAATCAATACCTTCTTTACCTGAAACCGCCCGTACTTTAATTCGTTAATCGCGGACAACGTGATAATCGTTTTTCCAAGACCCATATCAAGAAATAGCCCGACAGCTGGATCTTGCACAATTCGATTCATGCAGTACTGCTGGTACTGATGCGGCACAAAATTCATTCTGCGCCTCCGTTTTTTATCATTTTCTTCACGCGAGTTACATAAGTGTCTACGTCTTTCACTCCGTATAGCACTTCAACATGGCACCCCAATGCCCGTAAGTGAGATATGCATATCTTCTGAAGAATGCTAGGCATCCCGGTTTCAGATTTCATTTCTACAAATTCTACGTACCCTCCCGGGAGAATGATAATCCTGTCGGGTACCCCGGCGCTGCCGGGTGACGTAAATTTATAGGCCCTGCCGCCAAGTTTTTTAATCTTGCTAACTAATAACTTTTCGACATCTCTTTCCGAGTGTTTAACGACTTGCATGATTTACCCTCCTTGCATGAAAATACTTTTTGTATTCGCCTATATATGTATATAAAATTTTTATTCGCACGCGCGCAGGGGTCAACATTTTATTTTTATTTCTGGCGCGTAAGGTACAATTACCGTACACCTTGTTCAATACTCCTTGTTTTTCTAAACTCTTCATAACTATGTTCACGTTGTTCACGTTAAGTAGTTTAGATAGATATAGTCGTTTAACTGCCGTGAACTTTAGGCGTGAACAAACTTTTTTAATGTTCACGTTTTAGGTATTACCTAATAATTAAAATTCTCTTTGGCATTTCTTAAAATCCTCTTTAGTTCTCAAATAGGCTGTTTTTTATTCTCAATAAACCCGTAAATGTGCACATTGAATGTTCACACCCAATTTTGATTTTTAAAAGCATATTTATTCATCATCATGTATATCTATTCTTTCAAACCCTCGCTGCGTTCCACAGTAGCCATACCGCCTCCGGGATACATTTCTCTTCCATTCCGGAAGTTGGCATAACACTTGATTGATTTCCCGGGCGTCCGCCCGTTTCATGCTTCGCGGCTCGCCGCCGAGGCACTCGCACCAGATCTCCAGCGCACATGTTTTCGTGCGTGTGGCTACGCCCGTAACCCCTGTGGCGTTGCCGGACCAGTACATCCTTCGGGCTGCTAGCGACATAGATTCATATCCTATCGGGATTAGTCTATCCAGAAAGTCCTGAATCAGTCCGTCTTTTGCGCTGTCTTCGCGGTGTCTGTCTTGTTCTTGTTTAGCCATTGCTTCTATAGCTGGATCTTCAAAGTATATCGGTTCATGCTGTTTCCACCGCATCACTGCCTCTGCCCATATCTGGTCTACTTCATCTGGTAGTTCCCGCCATATGCTTTTCGTTACTGGTTCGACGCCTACATCAATCGGCCAGAAACGACGACTCCCTGTAGGATCTTTCAAAAAATCATGGTCGTTACATGTACCGAAAAACACGCCCTTTCGGGGGTATCTTCCTGTGTGCCGGCCATATGGCTGCCGGTATACATCATCGCATCGAGAAAGAAATTGCTTGATTTCGTTATCTCCTGATTTGCTGTATCCTGTCATTTCTCCGATTTCGTTGATCCATATACCTTGTATAAGTTCTGCCGCTTCTTTTCCGTGGAAACTTTGCAGGCTGTCGCTGTGCCAGCCTTTTCCGATTGTCCGTAGGAATGTGGTTTTCCCTATCCCCTGTGGCCCGATAAATACCGGAACATAGTCATACTTGCACCCGGGCGTCATGACACGGGCTACGGCTGCCGTAAATGACTTTCTGGCCGCCGCGCGGGTGTATGGGGTGTCTCTGCTGCCTAAGTAGTCACGGAAAGCCGTATCAAGGCGATAAACGCCATCCCAGGACACGCTTAAAAGATAATCCTTGACATCGTTAAACCGTTGCTGCTCTGATACGAGCATAAGGGCACCGCTGATTTTGTCGCGCCCCGTAATACCATATCTATCTTCCAGATACCATGCGATCCCCGCGTCGTCCGTGTCTGTCCACTGTCGTTTCAGGTCGCATGTATTCCACGGCAAGCTGTCCAGCGCCAGCCCCCGGGTAGAGAACTCATCGATGGCAATTTTCCCTGCCAGTTCCGGGTCGTGGTTTAAAATTCGGATGATGTTATCCATAGTCTTTTTCGGACGCCCGGTGTTGTCGTCATACGCCAGTTTCGCTTCCTGCATCCAGTTGACACTGTCAGACGGCTTTTGGTCGCGCCTACTTGCGTCTGAAGAAAACACATCCGACGCATGAACCGCAGCAGTCATGTTGAGATCTGTCATGACTGCGCTGTCTTGCATAGCCAGCTTTTTCATCGCCCGATACGACGGGATTTGACTAATTGGCGTGTTTTCTTTGACATTATCGTCATTGCCGCTGAACTTATGGATGCGGATAAGGTCAAAGGCATTGACCAGCTGCCCGCTGCATGGATCCGTTGCGTGGTGGCTGTACAAGAATTTATCATCGTCATACAACACCGCCCCGGCTATGGTTGTTCCGCCGGTATATGTCAATCTGTCGGTATGGTCTGTTTCCGTGTATGCGTTCGGAATATAGGCTTGTATGGCGCCGCGGATATCGTACGTACGGCAAAATGAGCCGACGATGCCTTGTTTTTTTGTTGGGTCTGCCTGCCTAGATAGAAGTATCTTTGCTTTCAGTTCTTTCCCCGGTACCTGCGGCCATGTTCTTACGTCATGCCAGTCCTCATACTGTCCTAAAATCCCATCAGAACTGACAAATGGTGCGTCAGCATAATTAAAGATGTATTCGCTGTCCTTACTGCACCCCGGCCAGTACATAAGCCGTGATGCTTCAAAGGTCGTCGGATCGCAAAGTTCTATTCCGATCAAGCTGGCCAGTTTCCGCGCGATAGGTTCGTACTCATCGGCGTTTACTGTTCTGTCCAGCGGGATTATTACTCTGAGTCGTGGACGGTATGGCGCATGAGACCTTGTAGAATATAGGGCATATCCAATTCCTAAGCTGTTTACCCGGCGGATAACGTTATCCGTTTCTCCAGTTGCGATGTTGTCCAGATCTAACGTAACCAGATCGCGACCGGTAATTGCAGATGCTTTACGCTGCGGTCCTTTTAATGCGCCCCCTACAAAGCCGCCTATATCTTTCAGCGCGCCTTGCTGTGCTTTGCCCATCCGGAGATATTCTTCGTATAGCTCGGCTGTTCGCTGCGGCGTGCGTAGCTTTTCGATAAATTCCGACCACATGCACTCTGCCGCTGTCCATTGTTTAGACATGCGGCTGTTTCCGATGCTGATAGTCAGTTTTCTGTCGTAATTCAAGTACTCCCCCCCCCCTTTCAGTCTTTTGTATAGTACGGGCTTATGAAGCCGTCAGCGTTAAGCAGCAGCCCCGGCGCCCACGGTATCGGTGCACACATAATTTGGTTAATCCTATCTATTTCATCTTCATGAATCTTATCTTTCGGTACTTCGAGTACCACCTCATCATGAATATGCATAAGCGGTTTGTATCCGGCTTTCACGAGTCGGTTGATTGCCAGCGCTAAACAGTCCCGCGCGATTGCTTGCGTAATGTTCTCTACTAGCTTACCGCCATAGGTTGATGTGTGGCTCCACTTGATTCCTGCCTGTACTCGGTAATGTAATGCAGGCTTACCAAATTGATTTTCGTTAATATAAGGCTGCGGGTAATATAGTTTTCGGCCGCTTGGCAGCTGTATCGTCAAGTAGTCATACCCGTATAAGAGATTACATTCTCGCGAAATAAGTATCCCGTGCGGAAGACCTACAGGGCAGGCGTCGGACATGACAGAAAGCGCCGCACCGTCTACGTCATACCAGAGGCCGCAGATGCGCGGATTAGCTCCGCGCCATCGGTGAACAATATCCGGCAGTTCGTCTTCGGTAAGTCCCTGCTTCAGCGCGCCCATTGTAATAAGAGCCGGAGGCCCCCCTTGATAACCCAGCGCCAGTTCTGCCACTTTTCCTTTCTGCCGCAGGTGTCCGTTGATTCCGTGTTTTTCGACGGGCACGCCGAACATACTGGACGCAGAAGCGCAATAGATATCTCCGCCTTTTGCGAAAACATCCTGCCGCCATTTCTCATCGGCGAGCCACGACAACACGCGCGCCTCGATAGCAGAAAAGTCCGATACGCAGAGTAAACTCCCCTCCGGAGCGACGAAAGCCGCACGGATCAAATGAGATAAAGAAGTTGATATATGGCCGTACATAAGCTTGACACCATGAGCGTTTCCGTTTTTAACTAATCTGATAGCCGTATCCATAGCCACGGGCACATCATGCGGTAAATTCTGCACTTGTACCAGTCGCCCTGCCCAGCGTCCCGTTCGGTTAGCTCCGTAGAACTGCAGCACGCCGCGAATACGTCCGTCAGCACACACAGCATTCTTCATAGATTCATATTTAGAAATACTACTTTTTGCTAAAGCCCGCCGGATATGCAGTACTTCGGCCACTTGATCCTCTGCAATCTGCAGGCTCTCGGTCACGGTTTCTTTTGTAAGTTTTTCCAATTTCAGATCGGAGTTATCGTTAATCCACGTGAGCAGTTGATTGCGACTGTTCGGATTGGTAAGTCCGGTTATTTGTATGGCTTTTTCCACGAGTTCTGTCTTATGTTGATCATCGATGGCCAGAGCTCCTCGAACTAGATCCATGTCAAGCTGGATGCCTCGTCGATTTAGTTCGTAATCGATGACCCAGTCATCCTGTACCCAGCCCGGTACGGGGTAGGCAGATAGACGCCGGTAATCTTCCATTTCGGTAACTACATCCTGCGCGTTGTATTCTTTGAATAAATGCCACTTAGCTATATCGTGTTTCGGTAAGTTGCGGGTTCGCCCCCCATTTCGTTTTGTCGGTTTACAAGGTACGCAGAAATAACGGATAAGTGCTTTGCCGGTGGATAATTTTCGTTTGTCCTCGGGAATACCTAACGCAGCACCTAAGAAAGTCAGCCCCGCCGGATAGCCAAGATATAAACCGTGAAGCATTGTACAGCGCCACTGCTCCGGGGAAGTAGCATATCCGTAGCGGTTGAGCCCTGTGATTTCAAATGACGCGTTATATGCGTGCTTGATAACCTCGGGATTATTCAGATCGGATATAACAGAGTCTGGGATTTTCTCTCCTTGTGCCAGATCCACGACATGGACATCTCCGAAGTCGTATGCGTAGGCAAATAGCAGTAACTCAAAGACTGGAGATTCACAATATTTAAACAGACCAGATTTTTTAATATCTACGTCTGAAAAAGTTTCAATGTCTATACTAAGGTGTTTCATAATGAGCCTTTCAGATAATAATGAAAGAGGCCCGGTTAAGGGCCTCCACTATTTACATCGGCTGCCCGGTTAATGGATTCACTTTCTGTACGGCAGCAGGCTGCGCAGCAAATACAGATTTAGCAGACGGCGCCCGTCCGCCTAAAGGTTCGCCGTCGGCAACTTTCTGCACGGGGCCGAGCCCGCAGCCAATGCCTTTTTTACCTTGAAAGTTATATGGGAAGAAATTAACGGAGATATTAGCGTAGATACCGCTGTAGATCTGTGTCGGTGAAATGATGGGGTTCAAATTAGCGTCTACTACCTCTACGGGCTTATCTGCGGCACTTGACGCAGTGAATACCCAGTGTCCTTTACATTCAGGGCCGTATTCGGCGCCATTTTGGGTAAGACCATCTCCATCATGTACCGGGGTAGCAACAATAGCCGGGGCTACGCCGTTCCATTTACCGGTAATTCCGTTTGTTTTAGCTGCTTCGATAGCACGGTCGATTTCCGCCTTTGCCGCAATGTCCGTTTTCGGTACGAGAATTGTCGTTTGGTACTTCGCCTCGGCGCCGGGTACCCGTGCATAGGCTTTTAAAATGTGTACATAGCTGAGTCTGACATTTCTTAATACGATGTTTGTGTTTTCCATGATTAGTTACCTCCTACAGGTTTAAATATATCTTTTGCAGATACCACATTGCTGATTGCTTTTCGTTTGTCTGATTCCGGTGCCAGTGTCGGCTTTCCGGGGTTTTTAATTACATACTTACTGAGTAGAGTTTCAAATACTTTCTTGCCTATGATTTTTTCTGTCTGCGCCAGCGTGGCCGGTACGCGACTGTACAGCAGGGACTCATCAATCCCATTGTCCGTGAGAACTTTAAACGCCTCATCGGTACTCGTGAATACGCGGCTGCCGCGGCCTTCTACAGCTTTCCATCCCGGTACTGTTTTACCAGAAAGGCAGCTGGATAGCGCGTATGCTTGCAGATCTTCCGCCCATTTTTTCAAAGCTCCGGCTTTTTTGAGGTATTCCCCTAATTCAGCCATTGTAATTAACGCGGGATTGGCGTTTTCTTTGGCCGTTTCTGCTAAAGCGGCGTAATACTCGGATCTTGCTTTACATTGCGCCCTTGCTCGACAGAATCGGCAGTGATCTCCGGGATGAAATTCCCCCGGGCCGTCAAACGCTTCTTTGGCTTTCGGTTTTACGACGGAGTTACCCCATTCCGTGAGCGCAGTTCGTGAGAATGTATCTGTTCCTAAGATTTTTAACCGCGGCTGCACGATGTGAATGTGAATTGTTTTAAACTGATACAGCAGCCCGTATTCGGACAGCGCCCCCAGAGCGTATAGCTTCAACTGCGGGTTGTCTTTAGCGTCTACAGGTACACCTTTGCCATATTTAAAATCCACAACATGCAAGGCGTCTGGTGTCATGATCAGGCAGTCGGCAGTACCGAAGCCTTCCGGAACGAATTGACTGAAATCTACTTTTTTCTCAGCTACGATGTATGGTTTTGTGTCATATGCCAGCATGATCTGTTTAATGTAGTCCAAATATTCTTCTGTATAGCCATCCATTTCTTTTTGATATAAGGGATCTTTTTTCAGTTTATTCATCCGCCGGGTAAAAGTGGCGGGGCTCA